CGACTGCGTTATAAGCGTCGTTATACGCGGCAGTGCGAGCCATCTGAACTTGAGCGTCCGTAGGCCCAGTCGGGAAGAAGGCTTCCGAGAAGTTACCTTCCTTGATGCTTTCCACGAAGCTTGGAGAATTGTAGGCCGCGACTGTCGGATTGACCGTCGCACCCGCCGGGATTTGACCGCCGGATGGGATAGTCTGACCCGCACCGCTTGCCAAAGTAACTTCAACCGGAGCGCCGGTGTTGTTCAAGCGAGCAATCGAGGCGTCCGAAGCGCGGAGCGTTTCAACTGCACTGGTCTGCTGCGGAGATGCCGAGCTGACTGCTTCTGTGCGAACCGCGCTGGTCGGGGTGCCTTGAGCTGCGGGAGCAATGTAGTCGCTGAAGAAGGTCTGCTGACCAGCGTTCGCGGCCCGTGCTGCTTCCCCGCCAAAAACGTTTGAAAGAGAGGTTTGAGCGCCAGAAATAGTCTGACTAAAACGACCGATAGGGTCGGACAAGCTGGTCTTAATGTTTTCCAGGAAGCCGCCTGAAGTACCGGTAAATCCGCTGAATACCGCACCGGTAGCACCAGCAATAAGCGCTGATTTAAGCGCATCTTTGATACTTCCGCCTTGGATAAGCGTCCCGATACCGGAGCCAAGCGCTGAACCGAAGATAGGTCCGAGAGGCGTGAACGACAAAGCGATAGGAAGGATGATCGGAGCCACCTTCTTGATCACTTTAACCACGGACTTAACAACTTTCGCGACCTTTTTGAATATCTTCTTGAAGAAAAATTCTGCCGCGCCCGTATTTGGGTTGATACTATTTGCTTCAGAACCAACAACGTAACGCTCGGGGTCTTCGACACCCATATCACGCAGACGCTGGAAGATGCCTTCTTTCAGAGCTTCGTCTTGCTCAATCAAGGCCAGAGGAATTACGATTTCGCCGGTTTGGAGGTGAGCGACGACGTCGTCGCCTTCGCGACCCATAGCCGCCATTTTCTTGGTCAGCGCAGGAAACTGGGCAATGCCCTCGTCACCATACTCTTCTATTCCGTCATCATCTGGACCATACGCCGCTTCAATTTCGGCATCATCCATGATAAAGTTACCAATACCACCGTCGGGAACGGTTAACTCTTCAAATTTTTCTGCTGCTTCTGCCATTATACCGCTCCACCAGTGATACTTTCAGGCATTGTCACCTGAATCATTGTACTTCTCTTTTCTCCTCCAGTCCACGAAGAACCGCACTGAGGGCAATTCCCGTCAGGATAAGAAGCTACTTCTTCTGGTGTATCGACCTCGTTGCTACAATTAACGCAATGAACAATGTCCGTGCTAGTCGACGTCAGCCATTTGCTTCCATTCGGCATTGTGATGATGGTTTTATCAGTCATAGCTTTTCCTCACAACTGGAGCTGGGATACATTTAACAGCACCGAGGGTGCCGACGGCGCAAAGGCTGATGCCGCTAATGCGTCCAACAAAACGTTTGTATCGTTAGCCGCCCAATACAGCTCAACGTAATCGGTGGCGGCGAGAGAAATCGTGTAGTTCAACGATATGGGCAAATATCCGTTGTTAGCGTCTATTGTCACGGCTCGGGTGGAATCCCCAACATCGGTGCCGTTCTTTCGAAGCCAGAAAAATATGTTTTTAGCACTGGCGCTTGTCGAAGTTAACTGGATCGTTGCGTCGATCTGGTAATAACCCGCTTCCACCACGTTTAACCGCGACCCGCTGCTCAAGGTCACGCCGTTGGTGACAAGCGTACTTGTCAGGGCAATTGCGGTTGCCGTGTTGATAGCCCCTAGCGTTTGATCGACTGTAGCGACAAAACTTCCGTAGTCCAAACCAATTGGAACGGTAGGCCGCACCATGATTTCGCCGTTTGTGGCGTCTACGGTAAGCACCGCAGCGATAACAATCACACCATTTGGTGCCGTTGGGCGCACATTAGTAAGCAAACCCGCTGTTGTGGGAGATGCGTACAAAATATCGCCCACACTCCACGTCTCTGCCCCGGGGCCCGTGGTGTCTATGCCGCGGACTTTTCCATACACAGTGATCGGGCCAATATCTTGATCCGGCATGTCGTGCGTGGCTACACCCACAAAATACAGCTCGTTTGCCGTGTTGTTGGCAATAAAGGGCGCAACTTTGATTTCGCCGTTTACCCCAACAAAACCTACGACTTCGCCATTGTTGATTTGGCTGCCGGTGTCGTTTTTGACCCGCATGTAGGTCTCAAAACCCACCTGCTGGACAACGCCGTCGCCCATCGTCAGGTCTAAGGTGCTCTCATTGTTATTCCACGTCAAAGTACCGCGGTCCACGTTGCCACCCTCGTCAGTGATGGTCATTTCGGTCGCCCGCCACGGACCGGGGTTGTTTACCTGATTAAGAAAAGTAGAGAATGAGCGCACTACTTCAGACTGATATACCGAGTCGTATTCAGACGGAGCGGTTGGAAAATATGGGAGTACAAGTCCTCTGCTCATCGGCGGCCATCCGGTCTCATTTCAACGCGGGGAGTGCCCAAGCGCCAACCGACGCCTGTTTCGTCCGAAGAAATCTTGAAAGCAAACGATCTGCCACGCAGACGTATCCGCACCTCGTCGGTAAACTGCTCTACCGGAACAGTAGCCGTTCGAGTAACCGTGCTTGCCGTCGAAGACGTATAGGCCGCGCCGGGGAAGTTTCTGGTTTCCAAAGTCATAGAAACAAGCGGTGACGGCGCATTTGAACCATCAAACGTGACGTCAGGGATAAGCCTACTCAAGAAGACAAATTGGTCGCCATTACCAAGCGACATCTGGCTGCTTTCAATGTAGGAACTGACCGCAACCGGCGGGTTTACGCTGCCGTCGTCTTGACCAAACTCGTGGAAGTACAGATAGCCGTCCAAACTTGCCGCTATCGGATACTGGTTAATACCACGATCCAGCCAGACTGAACGGGCCATTGATCCGTAGTACCACGTCTGTTCTTTGTAGTTATAAACGACGTAGCGGTCAATATTGTCTGAATCGGCAGACGGGTAGAACCACCAAATTTCGGAAAAGGAAGAGTTAACGCCGCAAGTCACTTTTTCGCCTTGCGACGTATTGAAGTCGTTAAATACATAAGACCGCACAGAGCAGGGCAACTTTTGAACCTGACCTGTATACATGTAGAACTCTTCGTCACCCATCCAGAACACAAAATCGTCGACGGCAATGGCCGCCAGAGGGCTGGCAATTGTGATGTTTTCCGAAATGGACTGGATACCAAAGGTAAACGGTGGGCCTAGATACTGCATCGCGTGAAGCGAAACGTCCGTAAACACCAGAATTTGCTGGCGTGTTTCGAGGGCCGTGATAATTTCAGACCCATTACCAATCCGTAGATCACCAGCCGTATTTGTAGCCGTAGACGACCAAACCAGCGGGTTTTCTTGGTCGGAAAACCGAATCAACAACGGGTCTTGAGTGCCAATATCGTTTTGCGGATCGCAGCCAAACACAATAACGTGACGGTCGCGGTCCGAAATCAGGACCTGCTTGGCAATCGTCGGAGTCGCCGCGTCTGCACCACCCAAGTCTGAAAGCGCCACGGCCCGTGCAAAAGGTGCCGAGCTAGTCGATTTATCCCAGTAGTAAATACCGCCGTTGCGGATGTTGATAATCAGGTCTTCGCCAAAGTTATCGTGGCTCCAAATACGCAACGTATCGCCGATAGCGGTCAAAGAAGCGCCCGAACCCCACGCACCGCGGGACCAAGTCCCTGCGCCCCAGCCTGTACCGGCAACCGTCGTATCTAGACCAGTTAGCACCTGATAAGTGCCAACTACTGCCGCGCCGCCGTTGCCGGTGTCAGACGCGTCGGCTAGAACGGGGACCGGCGTATATTGGCCATTTACTGTTATGTTTACAACCGAATTTACTTCGCGAGCGACAATCTCATAGGAGTTGCTATTTAAGATGTTGGTGATCTGATACTCTTGGTTCAGCACGTCCGCCGTGATGTTACCGCCAAGACTGACCGCGCCAGAAAACGTCACAAAATCGTTCTCTTGTGCGCCGTGGTTCGTGTCGGTTACCGTCAGCGTCGAGGAGCCGTTAGTCGCGGCAAACGTGACATCGCCCGCAGCCGTCGTTTCGCGGATGGGCGTGATGTCGGCGTAAGCGCCGCCTTCATAAATGTAGTATTTAAGATGGGTGCCGACACCAAGATAGCTAGTGCCGTCCAACGCCACAAAAGGATGAAGCGCCCGACAGGTGCCCAAGAAGCTCCTGCCGGACGTTTTTTCCCAGCCCCCAATCTTTTCAGGGGTGCCAAAACGAAACCTTACTTTGTCACAGTCAAACCAGCCTCCTTCGTTGGTATACGAAGTCGTCTCTCGGTTTACTCCGGGTCGGAACTGTAACTTTTGTAAGGGCATATCATCCGTTCACTATTTCAGGCTCTTCTGCTTGTTCAGCGAGGGAGCGAGTTAGCATGTTCACAAACGCTTCGCGACCAACTTGCAACTGGTCGAGGTTAAACTGAGCCGAGCGCATTTTGCGGTCCAGATCGTTGATGTGGTTAATCATCACCTTCTGCTGGTCGGTCAGTTGGTCCTCCGTGTAGTCAGTGCCGTTGATCGTGATGACGGGTGCTTGTTTCTCGGTCATCGCAATCTCCTTTTCAGTTGTGGTTTACCACGGGGTGCCGCTGGCTTCCGTGGGGTTTTTCTGGTTCTCGATGTTCGCAGCGAGAGCAGATTCGGTTGCGTCCTTGCCGACGCTCTCCCACACCCAGCCCTGAGCCTGTGCCTCAGTGACATCGGCGTAGGGAGTGAAGTCAGGCGACGACGGATCGGGGGTCAGGCCCACCGTGCCGTAGGACGATGCGGAGTAGGTATCTTCGCCCACCGTCTCCGATGCAGTGCAGCGCCAATGCACTACGTTAATTCCGCCCGTTGCGATGTCGTGTTCGCAGGTCGGGATAGTCCAGTCGTAAGCAATAGCCATTTGGGTCTCTCCTTTTAGGCTTCGAGTGCAGCGGTCATTGGCGTGATGTCCAACCTATCTGCCGTGTAGTAAACGATAATATCATTCGGGCAATCCTTCAGATTTATCTTCAACTAAGGCAATAGCATCTTCTGCGGTGTTTGCATTAGCATTGCAAAACACTATGTGTTTTTGGGCTGTTTCGTTTTCAATCAGCATCCAGCCGTTGTCAGTGCCTTCAATCTGCTGTGCTGTGTATTTTGGTTCCATGTGGTTTTTCCTTACAGTAGGGTGATGTTATATGTTCGTGTGCCTCCACGACGGTTCTCAAGATACAAAGTTCCGCTTGTACCAGCTGTGCCGATGGTAAACTTCCCATCCGCGCCTGTTGTCCCTGTCAAAGTGTTTGTGTCGTCTATAACTGTGTTTGCTCCTATCATTGCCGTTTGGCTCGTAGAGTTACCGCCGAAGTCTACATAACCTAAAAAGAGCTCCGAAGTCGCCGGAAACGCATCATCATCAGCACCCTCAACAACATTCAGCATCCCAAAACGCCGATTGGTAAACGTCAACAGAGCCACAGCATCGTCAGCAACCGTCACTTGAACAGCACTTATTGTGCTTCCGTTCAGGACGACAGAGCCTTCGTTGACCGTGACGACACCGCTGCTGGTGATACGCATACGCTCGGTGGCGTTAGTGCTGATAATGACAGCGCCGCCGGCTGACTGATTATATATGTGAAAGTTTGTATTGGCAGCCGTACTATTGCCGATATAACCAGTGCGGGTTCCACCAGTTTCGTAAAACGAAATATAGCCAGAGCCGCCGCCTGCGTTTTTATTATGCAAACGCAGCATCTCGGTATTGTTACGTTCGATGTGCAGCGGAACAGCGGGGTTGGTAGCCCCAATTCCTACGTTACCGCTGCTGTCGATGCGCATACTTTCAGAGTTAGTCGCACCTGTTCCTGTGTTAAAAATCAGGCCACCGGCAATTATCCCCGAAGTCGAACCTCCAAAAATGATTGAGCCGCCGTTGTTATATGCATTACCACCCGCAATGCTGTATGTCGCGGAGGTGCCACTACTGAACATGTTTCCGCCACCGACAAGGGCGATATTGCCGCTTACTGTTAGAGGCTGACTTGGAGAACTTGTACCAATGCCTACGTTACCGCTGCTGTCGATGCGCATACGTTCTGAGGCATTGACACTAAACCGCATCGCTTCATCTGTACGATCCAGCATAATGTAGTTAGCATCTGCATCGCCAAAATTGTCGTGGTCAAACACAATTGCCGGGTTAGCAGCAGCAGAACCTGTATCTGTTCGAATGGTTCCAGCAACGTGTAGCTTCGTGCTAAGTGCCGTATCAACAGTTGTTACACCAATACCAACATTGCCGCTGCTGTCGATGCGCATGCGTTCTGACGCATTAACCGTAAACGACATAAAATCACTAGCATGACTGTACCGAATCGTTCCAATGTTTACGTCGTCAAGATCACCAAAGTAAATGTAGTTATTTTGAGCATTGTCAGCGCATAGATTTTCAAAAATAGTATCTGCGCCGCCACCCGTGTCTGAGGCTCTGAGACGGATATACGCATCTCCAGAAGCTTCATCAACTTCAAAAAGTCGGTCAGGTGACGAAGTACCAATACCGACATTACCGCTGCTGTCGATGCGCATGGCTTCGGAGCCATTCACGTCAATAGCTAGACTATTATCGGCATGATCGTAATCAATCAGACCCGCAGTCTCGCTGTCGTTGTCTGCGAATTTAATCTGCGCATTGCTTGTATTGGAGGCCAAAATTGTGATAGCCATATCACCATCACGGGGGAATACCGCCTCGGTGTCTGCCGCTGGTGTCCAAGTGATTGCAGGGACAGACCAACCGGCGATAAGCTGCGGAGGTGTGCCAGAAAGAAGATTGGCAAGGTTGGGACTTCCAGCAACTAAGTCACCGATAATTGCCTGTCCGTTGACGGTAAAAAGAGTGTCAGGTGCCGTAGTACCAATACCGACTCTGCCGCTGCTATCGATGCGCATACGTTCTGTGCCGTTTGTCCCTAAAATGATACTGCCGCTGGCTGTCTCACTGAGTAAATTAAGGTTCAAATTGATGGACGAACTATTGCCGATATAAGCATTGCGGGTTCCACCAGCTTCGTAAAACGTAATGAAGCCAGAGCCGCCGCCTGCTGTGGTATTACGCAAACGCAGCATCTCATTAGAGCCACGCTCAATGTGCAGTGAGGCAGCGGGGCTAGTCGTCCCAATACCGACTCTACCGATGCTGTCGATGCGCATACGTTCTGTGTCAGCAGTTCCAAACGAAAGACTGCTCCCGGCCTGTCGGTCGGAGACGTAAGATACGAGTCCGCTCTTGTTAATTAACAGCGAGTTGGTGACGCCCGTTGCATCACCATCAGTTAGATAAAGGCGAACTGAGTCTCCTGCTGCACCCTGAATATGAAGATTACCGCCGGGCGCATTCAGCCCAATACCGAGGTAGCCAAGGGTGCTCAATGTCATGGCGTAGCTGGACTTATTATTTACCGACCAATTCATATTGTCACTGCTGGTAACAAAGGTCATTGGGTATGGGCTCGACAAAAACTGCAAGCCGTAAGTGCCACGCAGGTCGGTGTCGTAGAACATCCCCCTCGAACCATCAAAGAAGATTCCAGATGTAGTCCCTGCGCCACCGGTTGTGACCGAAACGTTCCCACCAACCACAGTGGCATCGCCAGTGACATCTACGCCTGTGCTGGTGGTGGCGAGTTTTTGGCTGTTGTCATATCTAAGCGTAACAGCACCATTCGCAGTGCCGTTCATGTAAGTCTCACCTGTATCACTAGCAAGAACTAGATTAGTCCCCCGTATATAAAGACTTCCAGTGCCTACATCATCAATATAGCTTCCCGACCCATCATGATAAATCCGCAAATCAGACCCAGCACCGAAGATGGCTTTGTCGTTGTCACCGAAGGTCATATCCCCGGTGGTCACAAAGCTGGTGCCAGTGATTGTCGTGCCAGTGATAGCAGCAGGGGTCGTCCCGCCAATCGTGGTGTTGTCAATCGCACCGCCGCCGATGTCGACAGAGTTCGAGATAAACGACGTGATCGTCACAGCACCCGTGCTGTTCGCAATCGAACCCGCCGCAGTGCCGTCGTTGGCTTTGATGTTGGTAATCTCAAGGTTCGTTGCGTTAATCCCATCGTCCTTGAGCAACACGCTGTCAACCGTCACACCGCTGCCCGCAGTGGTTTCGTTGACTGTGTTAGTCGTGATCGCCTGACCGTTGTTGATAATCAGGTTGTTCGGGCCAGAAGTATTCCCGTTGGCCAAAATCTCAGAAAGCGTATCAACCGTACCAACTTGACTGTCCACATACGCTTTGATCGACTCGGATGTCGAAAGCTTCGTTGCAGAAGCCGCGGCCATCGTGTCGTCATCAATGATGCCGTCGACAGTGGTCGAGGCATTGACCGTCAGGTTCGTGTTAGCCGTAAGCGTAGTGAATGTGCCTGCCTTCGGCGTAGTACCGCCAATGACCGCTTCGACCGTACCATCGTTAATGTCCGCTGTGCCTGCGCCAAGCGTGGGAGTGTACAGTTCAGTAACGCGGAGTTTTTGGAAGACGTCAGTGACCGTGGCACTCGCGCCACCACCATCAAATTTCAGAACAACGTCGTAACCGGCAGGGATTTCAAAGTCGTTTGCCGCGTTATATGTGCCTTGGAAAACAAAAACAGAGCGGCTGCCGGACAGGCTGTTTCGGAAGAAAACAATCTTTTCAGCGTCATTTGGACCGAGCTGGACATATGCGTTAGCGCCGAGATCGCCACCGTCGACAAATTCGATCCACTTGTTGCGACCATCAGAGGTAGCACCGTTGTCGATAGTCAGCGTATTAGGCGACCCAGAAGTGCCTGCCGATGCAAGGGTTAAAGACAAGACACCGTTGATAGCTTGGTCAATGATGTCAAAGTTGACGTTTGTGGTATCACCCCAAGTACCCGACTGTTCACCGGTGGCTGGTTTCTCGATACCGAGGTTAACTGTATAGGTGCTTGGCATCTTTTTGATCCTTTACGCCGCTATTCGCGTCCAATTGGCATTCTGTGCTGGCGACTTCTCTGACCACGTTGGGCTTTGACTTGGTGTCGTACTGCTATACCCCGGATTTTGATTTGGTGCCATACTACTATACCCCGGATTTTGGTTTGGTGCCATGCTACTATACCCCGGATTTTGGTTTGGAACGATCCGGCCATATACAAGTACATCACCTACAACGGTTGTCGCACTTACGCCTGTTACATTCACAGTAGCATGAGCATTAATGCTAACACTACCAACTCTTCCATTTGCGGCAACGCCGCCAACGTTAATATTCTGGGAAGCAGATACGGAAACAGAGCCAACGTTACCTGTGGCCGCAAGGCCCGTAACAGGAACGTTCGCTTCCCCATCTACCGAAGCTTGGCCGACTTGAGCGGTAACCGCGATGCCTATCGGATAGACATTTGCTTTTGCTACGACCGTGACTGATCCAACAGAACCCGTCGCTTCCAAGCCTGTAACCGGAACATCAGCATCGGCTTCTACGCTTGCGGAGCCAACTGCGCCTGTACCGGCTACTCCCGTAACATTGACGTTTGCATCTGCGGTGACCGTTACGGAGCCTACGCTGCCAGTAGCGGACAGTCCGGTTGGGTAGACGTTGGCGTCAGCCGTTACGCTGACGGTCCCGACTTGGCCTGTACCGGATATTCCAGTAACGTCTACGTTGGCCTCGCCGATGATGCTAACAGACCCAATCTGGCCTGTCGCAGAAACTCCCGTTACGGCTACATTGGCTTCCGCAACTACCGTTACGCTACCAACATTCCCGTTTGCCTGTAAACCCGTAACCGGTGCGTTTGCTTCAGCAACGACCGTGACCGAGCCTACAGAACCCGTGAGATACGGAAAACCGCTCTGGGACCACGGGCCTTCGCCCCAACCAGAGCGGCCCCAGCCGCCGATTGGAACGATAACATCAGCCATTACGCTATCCGAATAATCGCATTACTTGCGTCTGCGGTCGGAAACACAATGGTGAAGTCACCGGCGGTGGAGGTTTTATCCCCACCGAAATCCAATACCACAACAGCCGGGTTGCTTACCGAGATTGAGGCGGTATTTGGAGTGGTGTTATAAATCAACGCGCCGCGAGCAGTAATCGTTGCAGTCGAGAAGGTTTCGTCAGCAAAATCGGTCAGAGCCGTCGTGCCAGACGTCGTCGGATTGACGTTCGTCAAAGCCTGCCCGCCCGCCGAATAGCCAGTGCCGCTGGTCTCGTTCGTTGCCGAATACGCAGTCGTCGCCGCATTTAGCGTCGCCGAGCTGGTATACAGCGCGATGTTAAAGGTATCCCCCGTAGAGGCATCAAAATCATGCACACCATAAAGCAGTTCTTGCTTGAAGGATGTACACATGTAGTTTCCTGAGAAAGCCATGTCACAGTCTCCTTATCAACTCAGCAAGCTCCTTGTGGCCTGCGTCGGCTAACGCGTTGTACACAGTTGTTCTATCACTTTTTATCGCTTCGCGCATGTAAAATTCTAAAACTTTAACTAGCTGCTTACGAAAGGCCTTTGCTTGCGCCTGTATTGCAGAGGGTGCCGTGTCGCTGATCGAAATCACTTTTTGGGCGCAGCGCTCTGCGACCTCCTCTGGGGTAAACCCACGACCGTTAGTGGTGTGTACTTCCACCTTGAAATCGGGGTTTATGCTCAAGTCTAATGCTGGAAAACTCATTGTTTCGGCCTAATTAACATTCCAGTTCGGTATTCGTCGGTCACTTCTTTCGATTCTCCAAACATCTTCATGCCCATAATCGCTTCTGCAAACCGTTTTTCGTATTGTTGCATCATATCGGCCTCACCCTTCATATAGATGTAGGCTTCCATCAAGCTGCCATAAAGCATGGCAATCTCGGCATTTTCGCTCAACCACGTCGTCCCGCTGTCTGATCCAGCCGTCAAACTGGCCGGACGGTAGAAGTAATGCAGCTCAACCGCGTAGGAACTGTCGGGGGTGGGGCCCAAAATGAAGTTATCGACGTCAAAAACCGCGTAATAACGCGGATTTCCGGTTGTAGCGTTGTTTGGATTGAAGGATTGCACAAAATCAGCGTCTTTAAAGTCCAAAAACACCTTATTTGACGACCCGTCCGTAAAACTTAACGAGAAAGGGGCCAAAAAGTCGCTTGGACAAGCCAAATACTGGTTAGACGACGACATTGCACCGCTAACATTCTTGCGAAACAAGCTTAATTGGACGTTTTTGAGGATGCGCTCCTCTGCCTGACGGATAAATACCGGCAAATTGTTCACAAAGGACGTTTCATCGTTCTCTGTGTAGTCCTGAATGGCCTGTTTTAGTTGCCCATATGTAAAGCTCATGTCGTCACCGTCACTTGGCCAACCTGACCGAAGCCTTGGCACGGTTTCAGGTTAGGATTTTCAACAAGAGGCACCCCGACAAACACATCAAGGGGCTCCACTCGGTCAGGACGCGCATTTTGCAAAGCTTCTGGGTCTACAACCTTGCGAAAGGGCCCTAATTGGGGGTGTTTCGGCTCATATTCGTCTGGTCCCACAAGCAAGCCATTCCACTCGCGCTTCATTACCTTATATGGGTAACGCTGCCCGGAGCGGTCTGATATTGCCCATGAATTTCTACCAGTCGCAAATTTCGCCATTAGCCAACCCTGTAGTATTCATACTTCGGAACGACATTGAAGGACGACCTATCACGATCTTCCGTCGCTGCGCGTTCAAATTCTTCTTCATACACTGCTTTTAGAAGCTGAACACGGTTCGGAGCCCTCTTCAAAGCAATGTAATAGGCCAGCCCCGCGGCTAAACAGGGGTAAAACCGAAAGGGAAGGTCCATTGTGTTCGTATAAATATCCGCATCATCCATCCGCGTTAGCGCATCATAGATAATAACGTCCGTAGAATTGTCCGGAACAGGCCAAAGTTTTAAATTTGGCGTCAATTGTCGGTCCAAGAAGAACTGATTTGCCCGTCCCTGCGTTGTTTTGTTTGGAATAGTCAAAAAACCGTCTCGGCTAAGACGTTCCAACGAGTAATCTGTTCCGTCTCGGCGGCAAACAACCGACAAAACGTCAATAACATCGGACCCAAGGTCGTATTCGCCATCGCCCTGCACCATCGTGATGCTGCGCTGTTTAATCGTCCATTGGTTTAACCCGCGGTTAGCCCAATCTGCCAACAATAGGTTGAGAGACCGCTTTGCCGTCTTTAGGTCGTAGCCCGTGCGGACCTCAAGCCCACAACGCTCAAATGCCTCCTCAACGTACTCGGCGACGTCTAGCTCAAAATCTTTGCTGCCAGATGTTGTCATGCCTTTTTCCTACTCTTCTTGGCAGTCTTTGCAGACTGCTTGAATGCTTTGTCGGTAGGAGCGCCTTTGGACCCGGCTTTACGCATTTTTTCACCAGAACCCGCAGCAATGCGTTTCCGTTTAGCGTGAATGTTTGCGTATAGCCCTTGTTTAGCCATTATGCGTTCCTCACTCGGCAGCCACCGGCTTTTCCGCCATACTTCATCTTTTTGACCGGTCCGCCGTAGCTCATATGCTTAACGGCCCCGCCACAATTCATCTTCTTCACAGCAATCTTTTTGTAAGGTTTCTTAGTTTTTTTCATGTGTCACCCCAAGAATTTGTGAATAATCGGCGTTACGATTATCAGAATACCTAAACCCCAAATCTTGAGGTCTAACCCGTCCAAAGTCTTCTTCTGCTCAGTTAGCTTTTCTTCGACACGCTGATAGCGAAGATTGCACTCCGCCTCATGTTTCTCTAATTTAGCTAAAACGTCTTCTACGCGCATTTCTTCCTCACCAAGCTTTGCAAGACCAGTAACGGGCACTGAACTTGTCTTTTGCTGTGTCGCACGAGTGACGCGCTCTAAAGTTTTTTCGACGTCCCGGCTGATCTTTTTTAATTGCCATGTTCGGATCGCCGAAGCGAACGAGCTTAACGTCAGAGCCTTTCTTAGCGAGAACAGCGCTTTTCTTTGCTTTACCGGGAGTACGTTTTGGTTTGTTATATCCTGCAAAGGTCTCCCCCCGATAACTCAACCGGCCCGATGGCAAACGTTTTACATCTTTTGTCGTTGCCATTTTGACCGCACCTAACTGTAAAAGAACGTCATCGCCGTAATGTTGGTGGCTGTTGCGACGTAAATGTCGCTAGTAAACAAAACACCTTCATCTGGGATGTTCACAGAGTGTGAATCTGACGCCAAGAAATCTAGGTCAACAATTGTTGCCCCGCCATTTCCATCGGTCAGTGTTAGACGACCCGCGCCAGCGCCAGTAAGCGCCTGAATCTGACGTAGTCGAGCGCGGCCAACAGTGGCCGCTCCCGTACCGGTCAGACGTTTGGCTTTTACGTCTGAATTTGCCATTAGCTTTTCTCCTTCGCAGCTTTCTTAGGAGCAGCCTTCTTTTCCTCTTTTTTCATAGGTTTGCCGTCTTTATCAAGACCGCGGGCTGCCAGTTCCTTTTCAGAGGGCGCTTGGAATCTATTGCTCATAGATCAACCCCCTTATGACGCTGCGATGGTGCCGCCAGTGTCGGAACGCTTCCAGTTGGTGCCGTCAGAGAAGGCCAAAATAGCTGCGCCAGCCGCGCCGTTTGATACATAGATCACGGTGCCTGCACCCGCTGAAGAAGCGGAAGGAGCGCCTGCTACGGTATAAGTGGGAACTTTAATGTCGCCAATGAAACCGTTATCGGAAGTCACGGGACCGGAGAAAGTGGTATTTGCCACGTGTCACCTCTTGCACAAGGATTGGCTTCGCAGTCTGTGCAACGTCAGGAGGGCAACGACCTGTCTGCAAAGCTAATATGTTACGCCCTGCATGAATGATAACATAAGATTTGAAAAAAGAAAGGGGGCTCTTTCGAGCCCCCTCAAGTGCAGTCTCAGGGAGGATGGATCGTCGTGACCCAAATCCCTTATACCATACTTTAAGCTGCGCCGGGAGTACCGAAAACGCAACGCCAGTCGGACACGCCGAAGGAGTAACGCTCACGGGCCTTGAAGCGCATGT